TGGAAGAGAAGCTCGTAAGGGACAAGTGACAGATGAACCTGAAGTATTTGCTGAAGCCCTATCCACTAGCCCAGACGGGGCAGGACGAGTAGCTCCTGCCACTAGAACATTACAGAATATACAGAAACAAGAAGAGTATGTAAGAGCATTTTTAAGCGACCCCGACAACGTAGACAAATTATCCGGTAGAACTTTGGAAATGGCAGAGGGTCCGGCTAAAGATGCTCTATTTGAGTTGCGACAAAATTTTGCTGATGTGCTCGCACACAAACTGTCTCGCGCACTACCAACAGACCCTGCAGATGTGACACAGCCCGGAGACGTAACTAAATTCCTTGATTCTTTCGGCGCAACACAGCTTCGCATCTTAGGCATAGATGACGCTACGCAAGCACAGATTCGTAACGACGCTTCGATGATTGCGAGATTGCAACAGGGAGGGACTTACGAAAAATTATTGATGATGCAACCAGATTCAAAAATGGTCGACGTTTTTGAAAGTATATTCTCAAGTAAATCTGACGATATTGGTATTGCACTAAACAGACTCACTGCTCCTATACGTAGAGCTGGTATAGGGACTGATGAAGCTAAAAGATTAACTAACGAACTACGAGGGGGCCTATTAAACCATATATTTTCTATAGACAAAGGAATATTTAGACAAATAGATAGCCCAAGTCCTTTTGGGGATGTTGGTCAAGTAACAATTGATGTGCCAGCATTTCAGAAAAAAGTGCAACAACTAAAACACGCCGGTGTATTTAAAGAAGGCGGAATACTTACTAAACAAGATGAAAAAATGTTAGATGCTCTTGTTGAATATTCAGCTGTTATAAATAATAAAGGCGCTGATGCAGGTTCTGCTCTTGCTGGTGCACAGATTATTGGTGAGATGTTTACGTTAGACCCACATAAGTTTATATCGGGATTAGCAAGACTCGGCTCACAGGCGCGTATCGCTCAGCTGTTTGCTAATGAAGAGTTTGTCAAAGCAGTAACAGGCACCGGCAAACCCCCTACGAAACTACAGCAACTTAGACAAATGTTTTTTGGTAAAGGCGCTTTTGGTAGTATTATTGCAGATGTTGCTATGGACCAGATGGGTGTACGAGAGACTGATGAAGAACAAACTAACAGAATGTTAAAGGATTCTGGTAATACTTTCTTTTCACAAACTTATAAACCTCGCCCTTAATTAAGACTACCACCACCTAAAATACCCATACCTTCAATGCGCTTGTCGAGGTCTTCAGCTTCGCGGCGCATTTTTTGTGCGCAGTCTTTGATATAATTAAAGCTGTCTCGGCTCAATCTGTAGTCATTTTCTTTGAGTACAGGGATTGTGTGCGCCTCTACTGTATCATCTATAAGCTCATCCCACGTGTACTCACTGAATGATGTTTCACAATCTTGGCCAGATGATATGGTCACACCGATACCATTCTTGGTTATGCTCATATGTACGTCTAGCTCACTAAGAACTGACAGGGTTTTTATTGCAGACATCTGCACTCCTTTGAAACGCTTTGATTACGTCAGTTGAAAATAATTTTTGTATGTTTAACAAATACATTCTTGATGCGTGATGGTCGCCGCCCTTGACGCTTTTCTTGTAGTCAAGGTTATCTATGATACGTTTCAGCGCATCAACATTGAACACAAGTGTAGCAAACACTTCATCGCCTATGCACAAATTGTGGAACCAGTAGTCAGCTTCCGTAGCCGCTATGCCGCTGGGATTGCCGTAGGACTCATATTCTATGGCAATGTTGCCTGTCCTAGCCCACATATCACGCTCAGATTTAACCTCAATCTTTTTATCCTGTAGCATATCTGCAATCAGTTGCTCTCGGACTTTTCCGTAGGCTAAATCTATATCAAACTTTTTTCTGTTTTTTGCGGTGGGTTCTAAGTTTTCCACTGTCAGCTCTTTCTTTGTTTTCAAAGTACGCAACGTTATATCCACGTTGCCACTCTTTACCCCGGAAAGAGTTAGGAGTGTAAGGGTTGTCTGTCACGTGAAAGAATGAACCTCTATTCGTAGTGACAGACTTTACTTGAAAAAACGCACGTTTGCCTTCGTAAAAGAACCGTTCAGCTGCGTCCGCCATATTACCCCCTATGCTGCGCTTATATCCACTATTTCGCAATGGTCTGAAGTACATGCAAGAGTTTGCATAGATACAGTGTTATCTTCTTTTTCAAATTTTGCAAGCTCTTTCCAATTGATATCATTAGGCATTTTAGCCAAAAACGTATCATAGTGGTTCTTGTCGCAATCTTGGTATGGCGCTTGCTCATACACATGCTCGCTACGAGGCAGGAAAGACAAACCTGATGCAATGTTAAAGTTCTTATAAATCCAACCGCCAACTTCAAGCCACTCATCGTCACTCACCGAGATTGTGACTGACGGCTTGTGCTCACACCAGTTGTTAGCATAAACTTTCCAGAACTCCAGCTGTTCTATAGCTGACATATCATTACGTGTCACACACTTATCCGGTGCTTTTACTGGGAAGCTGAACACAGTGTTGTTCTTGTTCCAGTTGTCATCTTCGTATGGGATACCAGACTCCATCATGAACTGTGTGAGCGGGTCTTTTTTGTCGCCGCGTACAGTGCGAATGTAGTATTGGCTATGACGTGCATGAATGCCTGACGCAGAATCAGTTAGCTGTGAAACAGTACCACTTGGCTTAACGCAGGTTATCGCGGTAGACGCAGGGATGCCAATCTTTTTAGCTACCTTAGCGTTAGTGTCCACAGCTACCTGCCGCAATTCTTGCAGTATGCCAGCGATATTCATGCCATATTTTGCACTACGCCCGTTAAGAATAGCGTTATCCATAATACCTGTCATCGACACGCCCAGCAACCGCTCTTCTTCTGTATTTTTCCGCCAAATACGCCGCAGATACGGAAAGTTTGTTAGTGTGGACTGCCATGTGCCAATCAGAGTAGCGATGCGTACCTTGTGTTTTAGGTCATCAATACTGTCGTCTCCACGTACGATAATCTCTGACAGGTTGCAGAATTGGTAAGGACGCAAGATAATCTCAGAACACGGGTTTGTACCAAAATCTTGGTCTGCTTCACGGCGGCCGTTCTCTGCGGCTTTCTTCTGCGCTGCACCACGATAGAACATACCGCGTTCACCTGTGCCAGATTGCGCTAGTGAAATCCATTCGCGCATAAATGTCTGCATATCAGGCTTCTCTGTGTATGCAACAGAGTTGTTTGCCATTTGACGCTGTGGGTCTGTGTCCCAGAAAGCACCAACTTTGGCATGCCGCATTCTATCGTCAGACAAATTGGACAAGCTAATCATAGCAGAGCGACGTACACCGCCTGACACAACGACTTCACCAACTTTACACATGATGTCGTGGCACTCTAGGCTTGACAGACGCCGGCCATTTGCCTTTTTAAATGTCTCGACTGTGAACCGAAATAAATCATCAAGCGGTGCTGGGCCTGATGCACGTCCACCAAATGTCTTTAGCTTTGCACCAGCGGGGCGTACCTTGCTCATATCCCATGTAGGAATTTCACCTGACCACAGCAGGGCCAGCAGTTTACGAAATGCTTTTGCCCAGCCTTCTTTGCTGTCACGTACAGCAATTACTTCGTCAGCCGGAAACATCTTCTCAGGCACCTCTGGTAATTTACATATGTATTGCCGTTCCACAGAGAAGCCTACACCGGTTCCGCACATCAAGATGTACATAGCCTCATCAAAAGCTTTAGGGTCGTCTACGGGCAAATATGAGCAGTTGTAGCCGGCAGTGTTATCGCGCTCTAATGCGGCGCCAGAGGTCATCATAGCACGCATAGATGGCATAACTTCAGAGTGTAAGATGGCTTGTTGCACATCTTCGAATTCATCAGCAGGTATTTTGTACCCATGCTTAGATTTCAAAGAATCACGCATATAATTCATGTACCGCGACACTGTTTCGTGCCACTCTTCACGACGCTGTTCGTCGTCAAGCCAACGCGCATAACGAGACTTGTGAATAAATTGTTGATAATATGTGGGAAGAACGACGTTACTCATTAGACGCACCTGTGAAACTGTTAAGTATAGACAGACGGTCAGCATGTATCGCTATTTTATCTAACTCACCTTGGACGGCCTCCATGATGTCAGAGTGTTCGCCAATACCGGCAGGGTTAGCTAAGTACACTTCAATATTAGCTCTGTGTAAATTTATGTTACCTTTTGCGTGGTCACTTAACGCCTTTAACATTAGTTCTCTCATTACTTTGTCCTCACTGTAATAGAAACAGGTTCGATGCCTTCAACATCGTATAGCAAATCAGACATATAATCACTAACAATTTCAGGTAGTTCTTCAATGTCTGCGTTAAATTCGTCTAAGTCTAGCTTTGCTCTTACAATAATGTCTGCTCTAACCGTCGTCCTGTTCATTTTCTTGTTCCAGAATTAAGCGCTCCAAATAGAATTGCGCTTTCCGCAAGTCCTCAATGGGCTTGCCTTTGTAGCGGTGCCGCCACAAATACTTTATGGTATTGCCGTTGCAATAGCCTTGAAATAATTCTGGGCCTAGCGCAGCGCGTATTGCATCAATACACTCTACACCGCCTTTGTTATAATGTAATGGATTGTTAACGTTGTCGAAGCTGGGTGGAAAGTCCTCTAGGCTAGCTTCTTCTTCTGCTATCTTACGTTTCATGTACGCCTCATATCCTTCTCTAGCCATATTTTCT